CATGGTCTTTCCATGATGGGATCGTAATACACCTTCTTAAAAGCAGAGCCTGCTAAAGGTAGACGAAACAGCATTTGCTCCATTTCATCACGATACTCCGTCATGTCTTCTGTCAGAAGATAATTCATCTCATGTTCAACACGTTGTGACTGTGCTGTTTTTTCTTTTGTGTTTTTACCAACTATCTTTGTGCGTACAGGTCCTGATGCAGGGAATATCTCTCCCATTGCCTGTGCCTGAAAACGCACAACAGCTTCTGTTAGAAGTGGGTGGAATACACCTGACGCTCCTTGCCACGGCTGAGATCGCTCTTCAATCTTCATGCCCAACAAGTCAAGACCTTTAATGTAGGATCGTGACCATTCGTTTCGTGATGTTCTATCGCTCTCAAAGTCATCGATAAGATCAGAAGCCATCTTCTCCAGATCACCATCTTCTAGAAACTCTGCTAGGTTTGAGTTGTGATCAGGGCCTACTAAATCCTCAGTGACATCCCCTTCAAAGTCAACGATGACACCACCATCCTCTGTTTCTATCGATACAGCATCTGGATTTACCACTTCAACTTTTAACTCTTGTTCAGAGGGGTTCTTCTCTATGTCAACCTCGAAAGGCTCTAATCGTTTATCGACTACCATAATTTACCTTATGCTGAATTTGGTTCCTTGAGTAGCCAATCCACCACCACGCATCTTCATGACCTTACCACCTGCTTTTTTACCAAGTTTCATTTGTTTCATAATTTTATCCATGAACTTAGGGTCTTTAATGTCTAAGGTTTCGCCTCTACCTTTTCCTTTCATCGTATCTATATTTTTTATCAGCTTTCTTACGGCTTTTGCATCTACAAGGTCTTTTGTCATTGAATTATCTCCTAATAGTATTCTACTGGTCTTCTATATTTTGGTTCGTCATCCCAGTCATCGCTTTCTGCTCGAACCCATCCACCTTGGCGAAATCTTAACAGAGCCTGCGTGGTACTGTCAACTAAGTCATCGTGATCGCCAGAAGGGAAAGAAGCACATTCCTCTATAACCTCATCAGCCCACCGTGTGGGTGGATACCAGACAGTGCCACTCGAAAACAAATCCGTTACGGCATTTACTCTGGCAATCTTGTCGTTTCCTCTTGTTGGTGTGAACTCCGTGACAGGTATACCCATAGCACGAAGCTCAAACACCAAAGGCGCACCTGATGCCTTTGCCTCAATAATCATCTGATCGGGTTCCCATTCCATGTATTTGTCATAGGCTGCTCGTTTTAATTCTGGGAACTCCAGTTTTGCCTTAAACGAATCAAGCAATATCAAATGTGTCTTTTCTATTCCTGTAGTGTCATCAGGATGGTAAAACACACCCCAAGTGGTACACGCACTGTAGTCACTACGTTCTGTTTTCAAAAACGCTGTATCCCACGACTGAATTATCGCCTCACAGGGGGGTGGGTTATTGCTATCCCACAATCGCCACCATTCTCGTTTTATTAACGCTCCCTCTTCGGATGTAGGATTTTGCTGATACTGAGCGTTCCATTTGGCAACTGGCAATTCAGCCTTTAGACTTTCCAACTCCTCTAGCTTCCAAAACTCTCCCCACAGTGCTTTTCCTGACGGCATAATCGCAGGCAACTCAATTACCTCCCAATCGTCAATCCCTGACTTGTTCTCCATACTTCGGAGTATCTGACCTGTTAAATCTCTCTTTGCCCATCGTGTCATCACCAAGATAATCGCACCACCTGGTTGTAATCTCTGTCGTGGTCCTGACGTATACCATTCATACACCTTGTCATACACCTCTGGGTTATACTGCCCTAACTGTGCCTCCTGTTCTGAATGAGGATCATCAATCACCAAAACATCAGCACCCTTACCAGTTACAGCACCACCAACACCAATCGCAAAATAATCGCCACCCTTATTCGTACTCCATCTTCCTGCAGCCTTACTATCAGCCGATAAAGTGATGCCTTTGAATATCTTTTGATAATCTGGTGACTGTATCAGGTTCCTGACCTTCCTGCCAAAACCCACAGCTAACTCAGCCGTATGTGCCGTTTGAATAATCTTTTTATCTGGGTATTGCCCAAGAAACCACGCAGGAAACAAATAAGAGGCAAACTCCGACTTGGTGTGCCGTGGGGGCATATTTATAATCAACCTCTTTAATTCCCCTCGTGCCACTCTCTCAAATGCCTCAGCCATAATCTTGTGATGCGACCCACCAATAAATGCCGACCACATCATATGCACAAAAGGCAGAAAGCTCTCCTTGGCACTCTCCCTGTCCTTGGCTTCTTCATACTTCTCTAGTAATTCCAATATCTCCCTCTTTTGATCAAGAGGAAGTAAATCAATCTTATCCTTGAACTGGGATAACTCCATTATTGCTTCTTTCGGTTTTTCCTACCTGATATCACACGAAGATTCTTTTTTCCATTATTTTTAGGATTGCCATCCTTGTGATCAATATGTTTCCCATCACCCTTCTTGACTTTCCCTTGGCGTATCGCTGCCCTACGGTTCTTATTCCGTAAAGCCCTCTCCTTCTTCATTTTATCAGAGGAATGGTATTTCTTGTATTCAGACAAAAGATTTTCCTTTACATATATGATTAACCATATATCATGGTATACCACATACCATGATTAACCAAACATATTATGTAATAATATGTATTATGGTATACCTTGGAAAGAAACATGGTATACCATGTAAAACATGAAAGGAGTTTATCGTGGTAATTGAACCATTCTTAATGTGGAACCTCTTAATCACCTTAGTGATTGCACCACTGGCGTGGTACATTAAAACCCAACGTGACGAAATCAAGCGTATCGACATTCTCCTCAATAAAACCAGAGAGCAATACATGAACAAGGTTGAACACAAAGATGATATTAACCGATTGTTTGAACACCTATCCAGATTAGAAAACAAAATAGACACCTTATTAACGTCAAAGTGACATTTGGCATTTTTTAGCAAATTGTTTGAGCATATTACTATATATATATGCGTGTATGTGTGTGCGTATACATGGGGGGTGGGGGTAGGTGGGGTCTATTTTTTATGGTTTTTATGCGATTTAGTGCCAAAAAAAATAACATAATGTAGATTATGCGCCAAACTATAGCTAAGTTATTGTTTTATATGACTTTTAACTTTTCAAGCTTCTCTTTTAGCTTGTTTTCTAGGCTCTGAAGGTCTGAATCTGCTTCTTCAACTTCAACTTTATCAACAAATAGGCCAATAGTTTTTCCGATAAGGTGCAGACTCTGTACTCTTGCTGAGTCACTTTCTGCATTTTCTGCTTCAAGTCTCAGGCGTTCCAAAACGTAGGCCTCTAATCTTGCCCTCTTAGTTCTAATATCCTCTGCTTTATCTATGGTTAAGGCTTTTATTCTTGCTACTATCTTGCTATTTGCCATTAACCTACTTGCATTCTCGTGGATTGTCTTGGCTGCTTGGTTGCTGCTATATCCTGATTTTATGTATGCTTCGTTCTGAGCCATACCCTGACTGATATAATGGCAAAACTTTTCTTGCTTATCTGTTAACCCTGAAAGCCTATCCAAAACCACCAACTCAGGTTTATTGTTTGATTCGTTTTTTTCTACCATTTCAACACCTTTTTTCATGGTTTCTAATCTTTTTAACATAATTTATTAATTTTTTTTTATCAAGCTCATACACCTTTTTTTATTGGCTATTGGTGTACTTTGTTCAATATTGTTGATAGCTTTTGTTGAATTTTTTTACAACATTATGTTGACATTTGTTTTCGTAGTATCCATATAATGGTGACAACAAGACGCGACAGCCAGAAGTCGAAAAGAGATACATCAAATCTGGAGCTTGACCTACCTAGTAGCGAAGGTGAGCTAGCCAACCCGATACAAGCCTATCTTAGAGTTGGACGCACAAACACCATAAAACGCGAAAGTTTAGTTTCCTAGCCTTCCAAGAGGTTAGCAGTGGTGAATAGGAAACAGTACAAAAGAAAGTCGGCTCAACCAAACTTGGAAGCCTTTGGCGTTTATTAGCTTCATGATGAAAGCAGCCACCAACAAAACACGCTGCTTTCTTTATGGTGTTAACAAGAGAAGGAAAACAAAACATGACTAACCCATTTTCAGGACTAGCCAAGGTAATACAAGAAGATCACAAGAAAATTGAGAAGCATACAGTTGAATCATTAAGACACGTTTTAACAACTGATATTCAAGAATATGGTTTCGATAACAAAAACATATCAGACCATGATGTTGATTTGCTGCTTAGGATAGTTGGTAACATTATCAGCGTTAAGTGTAAGCAAGTTTACAGAGATGAAATCTAAACACTAAATAAGTGAGTGGCTGAAAAAAAGCAGCCACTCAAACGACTAGTAAACAATCAATCAAACAAGGAAACGAAACAATGGAAAACACAATATACAAATATGATGAAATTAAGAGCCACTATGTAGATTTTTTAAGTGAGCAAGATGAAGACTGGATACAAGAAAATAAAGATGATCTACACCACCACGCCTTCAATATGGACTACTATATCATAGGCTCATACAAGGCAAAACAATGGTTAGGTGAAGAAGTCTTCAACATAATCAACATAATAAAAGACTATGAAATGGACAACTTCGGTGAAGTCTACACAGATTTTTCTTCACCTGAAAAGGTGGTGAATATGTACGCCTATATTATAGGTGAGCAAGTCGTAAATGAAGTTTCAACAGATTAAGAAAGGTGAAGTAATGAAAACAGAAAACATGGAACATATTGAACTTTTAGTTTTAGAAAACCAAAAGCTAAAAGCTGAAATAGAAAAGCTTCAACAGAAACTAAATGGTGAAATTAATTTTGGCATTAACAAGTCAAGAGATGTTGAAAAGCATTTTCACAATTCTAAAATTTTAAAGGAAGTGGTTAATAGACTGGCTAAATTATTTGATATAAAGCCTGATGATTTACAAAAAATTAGGAATGAAGTCTACACAGAAAACCCTTTTGAAGTGTCAGGACATCTTCAATACCTAATGGATAACAGACCAACCAATGAAGGCAGCAATTAAGCTGCCTTCACTAATAATAAAAAACTAACAAAAGGAAAACAAACAATGGTTAAAAGACAGAAAATTGATGTACACCAAGTAATAACAAATCAAGTATTAGAAGCCTTAGATTATGCCAAGGCTAACAATATTAAGTTAAACTGGACTAAATCGTGGAAGTCAGGCAAGGCAATATCAAGACCTTTACGATCAGTGCCATTCGGTACGCCTTACAAGGGTATCAATGCCTTATTGCTTCTTATGTCAGCAAGTATGAATGGTTTTGACTCCCCTTACTTCATGACGTTTAAACAAGCTCAGGAATTAGGTGGCAAGGTTATAAAAGGCTCTAAAGGAACTATGGTTGTATTCTACAAGCAGCTTACAAGAGAAGAAAAGACAACCGACTCTAATGGTGTTGAGACTGTACAAGAAGTTGGTATTCCTATGCTTAGGACTTTTACAGTCTTTAATGCTTGCCAAGTTGAAGGCTTACCAGAGAAATTCTTTCCAAGTAAGCAAGATGAAAAAGAACTAGAGCAAAATCAAGATAGCAAGATTGATTATATTGAAGATTTCTTTAGCAACCAAGGTGCGAAGGAATTTGAAAGTAATGGTGGCGCATTCTACAGACCTTCCGATGACACAATACATATGCCTAAGTTTGAGAGATTCTCAAGTTCTTCAGCAGCATATAGTGTCAGGTCACATGAATACCTACACTGGACAGGCTCAGATCATAGGCTCAAGCGTGGTTTAAGCGCATATGATAGACCTTCGTATGCTTTTGAGGAATTAGTAGCAGAACTTGGTGCAGCCTTCTTGCTGTCCGATTTTGGGCTACTACAAGAGCCAAGTGAAGACACTATAGCGTATCTTGATAGTTGGTCGAAGTGCCTGAAGGAAAACAAGAAAGCCATATTTAAAGCTTGCACTTTAGCAAGCCAAGGCGTGGACTTCATGCACGATCTAAACGAAAAAGCAAATAATAACAAGGCAGCTTAACGGCTGCCTTACAACCAAGAAAGGAAAATGAAATGGATAAAATATATGAAGATGGTTCTTTAGGTGGTTTAAAAGATAATAGTCAAGCAAAAAGATTTAAAGAAAGAAGGGAGGACTTTATTGAGAACTGGGAAGATTCAGTGGAGTGTAAAGAAAAGGAACTCCAAAAAGAAAAGCAAAAGTTGTACTTCGCTCAAGCTGAAGCAATAGACAACAGGCTAGACTCACTTCTCAAGATACAAAACAACGTGCGTTTAATAGAAGGTAACCACGATAGAGTTGTGGATATACTTGATCTACTTGAACCATTAGTAGACTCTATGCGTAAAGATTTAGCAAACAAAAAGAAGATGCTAACTCAAGAGCAAATAGACCAGATAGAATGTAATTTTTCAGATGGTAAAATGGAGAAGGCTTCAGACTGGTACATAGTTAAGCGTTATTAATTTCCTACTGATGAGAGGGGAGTTGCTCTCCCCTCGAAACCTTTAAACCAGACTGGAATATAATTAACAGAGAAAGAAAGGACTAAATAAGATGACTAAACTAGAATTTGCAGCAAGGTTGCTAATGATACTTATGGGTGTTGTTAGCTTAATGATTGTGTTTGTTATGGCAGACTCAATGGATAGCACAGCAATGGAAGGATTGTTCACACTTGATAGATTAAAGGACTCAGTGTGTGCAGTAATGGGAATAATATTTTTTATTAACTCAGGCTTCTTCTTTTTACTAGCCATTCCAAAAACTAATTAACAAAGGAAAATCAAATGAATGAATTTTATAACTATGTGTTTTCGTTTTATAACGAAGTAGATGGAATCTATCCTATCGATGGTTTAACCAAGGATATGATTGTAAAAGCTACAAACAAATATCTTACATCACAAAAAGAAAATTACACTTGGGGTGATGGTGACTCCTTAGATAGAGAAAGAGTCAGGGATATAATTATTGAAGATAACGAATTAGTTTTTCAACATTAAACAGAAAGGAAAACAAAATGTATCAACAAGAAAAAGACTACACGCAAGAAGGATTTAAAAAGACAATAGATTTTTCAGCATGGCAATTCTTGTTAACCGATAGTGGCATGAAAGAACTGGCTAAAGTCATGACAAATGAAAACCCTGACTTAGCCATGTCACTTATGATCAATATTAAAAAACAACTAAACGAAGGAAAATAAAATGAACCAACAAGAAGTAAAAGAAGCGTTTGAATACGCAAGTGAAGAGATACTTCAAGGCTATATGCTTATGAGTAAAGACGATGGCTATCTACACTTTAAACATAAGCTAACAAGAGAGTATATAAGGATACCAACCAAGGAAAGTTTGTATCTAAGAACTAACCCAACAAAAGAAAGGAAAATCAAATGGAAAAACATAACTGTTTAGATCATCTTGAATGGTTTGAAGAAGAGGTTCCGAATGGTGACAACGATATGTATGTCCATTCTGGATATGTCTGTGATGTTTGTGGTGAATATCCTGACGATGAAGAAGTAAAAAATCATTTTAACAAACAAGTGAAAAATCAACAATGTTGACATTTGTTCATTAATCACTATAATAAATGTTGAACATAGTTTAACGACTCGTGTTCGTTTGCTTTTTGAAATCGCTATAAATTAGTCGTAGTCATTCAAGACGATGATCGACATTCACAATTAACAAGAAGGCAGCAATGGTTATTGTTGCCTTCATATAACATTGAAGGAAAACAAATCATGAAACAAACAGTTAATAAAAATGATATCGCAGCATTAAAGAAAGATGGGTTTGATCAAGAGCTTATCGAAAAACTTTTTAATGTTAAGAAAGAAAGAAACTACTCTTTCAATCAAGAGCAAGTAAGACAAAACGCTATCAGAGTATTAGGCGTTATGGACAAGCTAACACAATCACAACGTAAGAGAGTGTTAAACTTTGCTCTAAAGGTTAATGAGGTTTAGTCATGAAAGGTGGTGACTTCGAATGCTTAGGCAATGTTAAGCTACCTGATGACTGGGCAGCCAACAGAGTCGAAACCTTAGTTAAGATGTTTCAAGACCAAGGCGAAACTATATCTGATGAAAGACGAGAAATACTTTACAAAGACTCTTTGAGAGTGGCACATATTGAAGAACAGGCTGAGATATGGAAAAACAGTTTGTTCACTGTGCTGCTTTACAAGGGTAAGTATGCAGATGAAATGGTACACCACCCTGATATCCAAGGTAAGTGTGCATGGTTATCTATCAAAAGAAATGACAAGAGCGACAGAATCTTTTGGCATGAAAAGATGAAGATGATTCAGTTACTTCTTGGCAGAGATTGGTTGGGGATAGAAATCTATCCACCTTACAAATTCACTGTTGATACAGCTAACCAATATCATATCATTTGTATACCACCTGATTATGTTGATGGCTTCCCCTTTGGTTGGAAGCACAGAGAGATCAACGACATTGACAGTATAGGTGGCTTTGGAAAGTTAGGTCAGAAGTATAGAGGTAACTAGTGAGTAAGCAGATGGAGTTCATATTTCCTGAAGAGTTTGATACTCTTGGGTTAGATCAAGAAAACTATCTGTTATATTTATGGCTACTCTTAGATGAAGAAGAAACCACTGATAACCAAAGTGATCAACCAAAGACCTGATAATAGGTTGAAGGTGGTTTCTAACCAAAGGCTACATAGAGAGTGGCTAATTAAACAAATCAATAAAGAACTAAAAGAAAAGGAAAATCAAAATGGTTAAACTTGATGTTAATAGAAGTGATTTAGATCACGCGGTATCTACTATGAAAGATTTAAGAAGGATAGCTGACGCTGTTAAAGTGCAGATATCAGGTGACATGGTAAACGTAAAACTTAAACACTTGCCTAGCTGCGTAGATGAGGAGTTTCAGATCACCTATAAAAGAGGATACACAAGCGTGGGTGAATCTATCGATAACGTAATTAATTTCTTGGAGGGATTGGAGTAATGCCAAATTCAAAACAACTGTATTTAATTTTAAACAAAGTCGACTT